TCTGCATCGCCTGCGACCGCGCGTCATCCATCAGGAACGGCGATGCGTGCATCAGCGAGGTGTACAGGTAGATGTGCGGTGCCTGCTGGATCAGCCAGTTCACAGCGCTGTCACCAGACTGCGTGCCGTCGCCACCGGACGACAGGGCCGGTATCTTCGCATAGTAGTCCAAAGCGAAGGTGGTGCTGGCAGAAGGTGCCGGTGCAAGCTGCATCTTGCGACCGATGATCGCGAAGAACTTGGGCGTACCGGCAGTGCGCAGGCGCGCACGGCGCAGCGTGATAAGCTGCTGCGGCGTCACTTGCTCCAGCGGCGAACTATCAGCGCCATCCACTTGGGCGTAGATCAGTTCCAGCGCATCAGCGGGCAGAGAAACGGACGACGTTGTCGTGGTGACCGTCGAACTCTCTGCCATGTGCGATGCGCGCAGAACGTCGTTCAGCGTGCTTTCTGCCAAAGTGATGAAATCAGGGATTTGCTGATCGAGATCGGCGCGGTTAAGCCAATCTGCCAGTGATGTCTTCAGCGTCCCGTAGTTTGTAATAGCCATTACATCGGTCCTTTACAGTTGGCCTTCGCGGGTGCGGAACACTCGGTTGTCCGAGTTATTCAACCATTTCTTCAGCGCCGCTGGATCATCAGCAATGCCGCGCCGCTTCAAGTCATAATACACCGAAAGCGGAATTGATGCGACCCTGTTCATGTCCCCCCACTTGGTACGCTTGTCTGTTTCGACACGCTGGCGGCGGTTGCTCTGATCGACATCTATGTTCTGGACAGTTTCAATGACGTATTCGCCATTGTCCTTCACATGCCAGTATCTGGTGATGCCTGTCGCGGGGTCAGTATCAAATACACGTTTCTGCATATCGTCTCCGAATGGTCAGCGGGGCGAGCCGTAGCCCGCCCCGCTTAGTCATTACGACGTGGTCAGGTCAGCCACGATGCCGTGGGCTGCTTCCTGCGAAATCTTCAGACCGAATTCGCAGATCATCATGCCCTTTTCGGCGTCACCGGTCTTGGCCAGTTCGACCTGCTGGATCGGACGCAGGTAGCAGACCGATGCATATTCAGGGTCGAGGACCAGAGCGTCACGCGCACGCTGGAAGCGGTTCGGCACAACCGTAAGTGTACCGAAATCGCTCATGTAAACGTCAGCCGCGCCAACAATGGTGGTCGGCGAGTCGGACGGTGCCATGTAACGCTGCGCTGCGATGCCAGCGAATGCCGACACTGCCTGCTTGTTGAACGCGCCAACCATCAGGACGGACGGGTTGCCACCCGATGTCCATGCCTGCTGCATCACGTCTTTCAACATTGCCTCGCTGAAGGCCCTCTGAGTCCCGTCAGTACGGGCGTCAGTGCCGTCGCCGGTCGGTGCTGCACCGCCAGTGCCAACGCTGTCGTTGGTGGCAATCCACGCGCCGATACCTGCAGTTTCAGGTGCGGTCGAGGAGTTACCTGCAGCGCGGGCATTATTGTCCAGCAGGACAGCTTCCACGTCGCGCTTCAGTTCCTTGCCACGCTTGGCAACCTGATACGCGACTTCGTCAGCGCGGCCAGCCTTGTCCACAGCGGCAAGGTTGTCTGCAATGACGTAGGTGCGACGACGGATGTGGGTGTAGTTGCCCAGACGGGTGGTCGCCGATGTCGCGTCGAACGACGAAACGTCGTCACCGTTGATGACAGCGGTGGTCGAGGTTGCCGCCAGCGAGTCGGTCTGCCACTCGAAGAAGGTGTTCGAAACAGACTCGGAACCCACGTTCGACTGGAACGGGGTTTCTTCCGGCGAGATGTTGGCAATGGTGTTTGCCAGCTCTTCACGAATGCCCTTCGCGTCGAAGGTGGTGAAGGTATTTGTCACGATAGCCATGACGATTGCTCCTATAGCAGAGATTTGATGACAGAGGCCGCGTCTTGGACCCGGCCAGTTTGCTTCAGGCGTTGTTGCGCCCTCTCTACATCAGAACGTCTGCGGGGCTGTGTCCCCTTGGAACCTGCTTTCATCGGCTTGGGGCCGGTCGTCCGCTCGCCCTTGGCTTGCGAAATCTTGGCCTTTCCACGTTCAAAAAGCATGGCATTGCGTGCCATTGCGACGACGCCAGCATGCTTGATGCTGTCCACGTCATTCGCGTCAAACCCCTTGGCCAAAAGAAAGTCGCGAATTTCCTTCGCTTCCCTCTTCGCAACGTCAGCGTTGCGCCATTCAGGGATCAATTCAGGCAACCGGCTCTGTTCAGACTGCAGGACTTTCTGCTGCTGATCGGCCATCTGTCTGTGCTGAATTTGCAGCATGCGCTGCTGTTCAGCTTCGACCGCCTGAATTTGGGCAATGCGCTGCTCCTTCGCCTTACGCCACTGGCGCTCCAGCTTAGTCGCTTCGATGGGGTTCTGTTCGTACAGACTGTCCCAGTCGGGTTCCGCTTCGACCTGTTGCTGCAGTTGTTGCCGCATAGCTGGCAACAGAGTTGCATACTGGTCACGTTCTGCCGCCATCTCAGCTTCCATAGCTTCCAGCGCCTTACGCTGTTCAGCCAACTGCTGAGACTTGCGGGTGTAGTCCGATTGCCGGGAATACCCATTCAGCAATTCATCAAGCGTGACCTCGATTTCCTGACCATCCACCTTGACGGTGTAAGTCCCATCGGGTTGCTCGACCTCTTCGCTTTCCGAATAGTCGCCTTCGTCGGTCGGTTCATATGCGGCTTCCGCCTCATAATCACCATCGGTCTCATCGACCGGCGCATCATCGCTTGACGCCGTGTCCTCAAGGGGGGCCATCATCGCTTTGACTGCTTCAGTTGCTGAACGCAGGTCGCCCGGAGCGTTGTCTGCCATAGCTACTACCTCATTTTTATCACCTTGCGGTCTTTTCGGCAACTATGCCGTCTTCGACGTAACCAACCAGCCGCTGCCGCACTGCGTCCAGCCCGTGCTGCCGGGCTTGGACACTGGCAAGCCTGCCAGTATCTCCAAGCCCAGCAGCGCGGAAATCGTCGAAAATCTGTTGCTGCATTTCGTCTAAAAAACGCTGCAGGTCCGGGTCATCCAGAAGCCGCTTGGCTTCACGGGCGTCCGACAGGATTTGCTGCTTGGTTTTCTTCGCCACGAACTGCATCCTTCACCATTTCGGCCTGCGCCTTCATTACTTCACGCGCAATAGCCGTGCTTTTCTTGACCTGTTCGGCACTAAGTTGCGCGCCGTACTTGGCCTCCAATTCAGCGGCCTTCATGTAGATGTCGATCTCCATCTGGTCGCGCTTCAGTTCCTCTTCCCGCATACTCTCTTCGCGCTTACGGGCCATCTCTTCACGCTTGGTCTGCACGTCGGCCTGAATTTGCATGATCTGCGCCTGAACAAGCTGTTCATTCACATCAGGCTGCGGCGGCTGCGGCGGGGGCGGCTGGAAATTCGCCGGGTCAGACCAGAAACGCGACGTGTCCTTGAAGCCAGCCAAGGCGGTCATCTCGGTCAATGTGTTGTACAGCTTGTCCAAGTCAGTCAGCGGATTGACCAAGCCAAATGTACCCATAGCCTCTTTCTGCATCTCGCCAATCTGGCGCAGCATCATCAGGCGTTCGCTGTCAGAGCCACGGCCCAGCGCGACAGTCGCAATGCAGTCCATGGACGCATCCCAGCCGCGCGGATCAATCGGCACGAACTCATTGGTTAGACGCACCATCCGCTGCATATCTTGGTTCTGCACGATCAGCCGCAAGATGCCCTGAAACAGCGTCTTCATGCCTGTCTCGGCGAAGATGCGCGCGATCATCTCGATATGCTGCTGTGCGGCATTCACAGTCGCCGCAACAGCCTGCACAGTCGAGGACTGCAACGCATCAGCGTCGAGGCCCGCAGCGGCCTTGCTGATGCCAGTCCGCGTCTGCCGGATGTCATCCATGTAGGCCAAGACAGGGAAGGCTTCCTTGCCGACAAACGGCATTGACAGCGGCTGGACCTGACCCGGTGAACGCTGGCGGATAATTGCACCCGTCTCGGTGTTCATCACGTCTTCCAGATTGACCTGCCCCTCGGTCACAGCAACGCGAGGATGAATGGACATGGCCAAGCTGTCCAAAGTATTCCGCATCACCACAGACTTGATGCGCTGGATGTCCATGACGATGTCGGCAATCGACATGCCAAAGAAATCATGCGGCTCTGGATCAGGGCAGAAGGTGGCAAACGGCAGGGCATCGCAGGGCTGGTCGTCCAGAAGATCGTTGCCAGTACCAGCCACACAAACACGACGCAGTTCGGCGATCCCATCGCCGTCGCGATCCACCTTGATGTAGCACTCGGTATACGTCACCTTCCGAGCCGCTGGATCACTGCGGTCCGTATTGCGATGCGACAGCGCCGGGTTGCGGGTGTACCGCTCCACATTGGTGTCCATCTCATCGGTCGTGGACGCCAGCTTAACCACCTCATCGTAGTCGTAGCCCATGGCTACAAGGTCGCTGACAGTCATCACGCGGCGGTGTGCAACAAATTCAGCATCCTGCAGCGAGGTCGCCCGGCGGTCGATCAGGAACTCTTCCGGCGGCAGAGCCTCCACCTTGACCCGGCCCTCTGGCAGACGGTGCGTCACGCGCACGTCGTGCATCAGCGGCGGCTCCGGGGGCTGCATGCCCATGGCCTCCATCATGGCCAGTTCTTCCGCCGGGATTTCAGGCATCGGAGCGGGGTAGCTTTCCTGAACGTCCACGCTGGTGTTCGGATCGGCAGTCAGAGCCGCCAAGGCCGCATCATCCAGACCAGACATGTCGGTGACACGCACCTTGTACGACGTGTCCCAGTAAAACTTGATGATCCCAGCCTTGCGCACCAGCGCATCCTTGAACGCGCTGTGCAGCACCAAGAAGCCCGGATTGTCCTTCTGGAAGACGTAATTCACATATTCGGTGGCCTGCTTGGCCATCGGAACGTCTTCCGGCCCGCGCGGAACAAATTCCACAGTCTTGTCGCCGCTTGTAAAGACCCGCATCAACGACGGCATGATGGCCTGTACAGTATCCCGTACATCCATGCTGATGACTTGGCTGCGGCCCTCTTCCTCGTCGCCAAAAGGCTCGCCACGGTAATATTCCGTCGCCTTCGCCCGGACAGGCGAAACCACATTGTCGATGAAATCCTCGGCGTCCTCGATTTCCTTCGCGACGATCCCCTGCAACTCATCATCCGACATGTAGTCAGGGTTCACGATCTCTTGGACCTCATCGGTCAAGTCATTGATAGTCGGGTCCATGAGATGG